TCTCGGTCGCAGCTCGTGTCACACTGTTCGGCGCAATCAAGCGCCAAGGCAGACCAGAGTTTCGTCAGGCTTTTCATCTCCTACTTTCGTAAAGGTGATAGCTAGGCGAGTCCTCTAGTCCTCCGACGTCCTAAGGAACAACCTCGTTTACAAGTGCTGGGTAAGAAAACCCAAAAGCACAAAGATAACGAGGAAGTAAATCAGGACAATGACCACCGCGAGAAAGCGGGGGCCCCACATAAGACTTTACGATTCCTTTCCAACGAATTTAACGATGGTAGGATCCGTAAGGTAATCCACCAAACCTTCGATGAGGTCCTCGAGTTCTGCACTCGTGAATCCCGCCGTCTGGGGAGGTGAATCCAAAACCACATACACACTGGCGGTATAAGGAAGGTTCTTAGTCGGATCGAGCGGATTTGCGCCGATTTTGCGCGTGTCCAAACGAACGACGGAACGTTCCCGTTTGCCGGAGGTATGCTTCACTGACAAGGTATAGGCGCCATCTGACGCCCTAAACTGGCCAGAGAAGTCTCCCGAGCTAACGCGAGGGAGAGATTTTGCAACAGTTGCAATTGTAACTGATTGTGGGTCGGAGAACATGAAACTCTTTCTGTTTGTAACACACCGTAACCATGTGTTGGCTAGTCCTTGCCAAAGGGAATTAAGGCGGCACGTATCGGCTTTTTGAGCTCTACGTGACTGCTAGAAACGCATACGGCTAATGCCGAGCGCCCCTAGGATGGATAGCTGGAAGGGATCAAAATCCTTCCATGTATATCCAAAACCAAAAGGACTTGCAGCTATTCTATACTTGCGTTCAGATTTTATGACGCCAGTGGTTGAAAATGGGGATCCATAAATGGATCCGGTCTGGTGGTGAATCTCTTTGTAAGAGTAAGTCGCCATCAGGTAACCACGCTGCATGTACAGCCCGTCTCTCCCTAAAAACGAGAGATTGGTGATAACGTGATTGAAGTTAACAAACCAATCAACGAGCCAACTCCAGGGAACTAAATTCCAAAAGTCAATTGCTGTGGGTACAACCCCCAGCCCTCCAAGCATATCATCAAAATCAGCCAAAAGCTGGTCGAGACGCGACACTTGGAAGTAGACAAAGGAAATACTTGACCAGATCCTAAATTCCGTAAAGGTTTCTAAGGTTCCGGCGTTCCCTGTAAGTCCGAACACGGTATTTTTCTCATTTGAGGCCAAGGCCCGCGATGTATGAATACTACCCTTGTCCAGGACTTTACGCACACGGTGCTCTTCGTGAAGCTGATGCTTCACAGCCGAACGCAATGCCGGATTCTGCAGGAGCTCAAAGAGCTTCTGTAGGTCCGATACAAGGGGCATGATTCCGAACTGAACGTTCAGATACTCACCCCCGGTATTGCGTAGCTTCTTCTGTTTCAACAGAGCATTGAGAGGGACCTTAGGAAGGCCCTCCCGAAGCTCACCAACAAATCGAAACAGAGAAAACTTGGGAATGTCGGGAATCGACTTAGCGATAGCTGTGGACCCTAGGGCCCTCAGATCCGCACGGCTGATTCCAAGACTCGACGATATAGCCGGAGGGCTACCTGCAGTTAAATCCTGCATAGCTAACTTGTACATAGTAGACGGAAAATACGGCCCAAATTGACCACGAAAGGTGGAGAAAAAGGGCACCGTCACATCAACACAAGTCGGCATCGTCAAGGAGGAGCGCTCTATTGCTAGAGGGCCCCCCACATCCAAACCTCTCAGCTTCTGTTGCGTCTTAGAGTCATTTCTGGCTCTATCTTTATAACGCATCATGGCATAGAATGTAGGATGAGTTTGATCGACACAGCGACTGATACGACCGGCACTATAAACGGTGCCGATAGGGCGACTTCCAGACCAACCAGCGCCGCGACGAGAGGAATAATCTTCCAATCGAGAGCGGTCCCGGTAGACCTCGAGTCTCCCTTCTTTAAAATCAGAAACTGA